CTCGTCGTAGTTCGCATTCGAGACCATCCGCATGCCGTAGTCAACGCCACCGACCGTTACGGTTACGCCATCGACGCGCACCGGGCGCCCGCCCGCGAGCAGCGCGGTCGAGTAGCTCGCGACGTTTGCCGATAGCGTCAGCGACTCGTCATATCGCTCATACACCGCGAGCCCCTCTGCGCTCCACGAGTCCATCATGCGATTCAAGCGGCGCAACATGATCTGCGCGTCCGCATCGGACAACGCCGAATCGGACGCAAACACGCCGATCTCGGCCGCTGCATCCTCGATCAAGTCGCGCGCGGTCGTCATGCCGCCACCTTCCTCTGCTTGATAGTCTCGGCCCGCGCCTTCTCACGCATGGCCTTGAGCTCATCTTGCGACGGATGCGACGACGGCATCCCGAGTTTCGCCATCGAATCGCGCCATTCGCTGCCCGCCGACGCCAGATCATCGGCCGACTCGAACACCTCCGATTCGACCGTCACCCCATCTGTCGCCATGCGGTAGTAGATCGCAGGCCACGGCTTGTAGGTGTACACCGGCTCGTTCGCGCGCTCGCCCGTCGCCGGGTCGATCGGCCCGTAGTAGACGTGTCGCGGAGGCTTGTAACTCGACGTTGCCATATCATCTCCTAAGTGTTGGGCAGGGCGAGCCCGAAGGCCCGCCCCGCACTGCTACGTTACGCGCCGATCAACTGCACGGCCTGTTCCGGGTAGGGCGTCGCCCACCCGTAGAGCACGTCCACGCGCGTTCCGACGGTGTCCGTCGACATGGCGTATTGCCGCGCCACGCGAAGCGACATACCGTTGTACGACTTGCGCGCGCCCCACGTCCCGAACCGCGAGACATCCTCGATGTCGATGCACCCAAGCGTGAAAGCGTCCTTGTGCCACGCGATGTTGCGGACATAGGCCGTGTTGGCCGTGCCGACGACCGTAAGGGCCGCGTTGTCCGCAGGAGCCGCGTTGACGTTCTGGAACGCACCCGCCGAGATGATCGCCGGAGTGATGACCGCAGTCAGGTTGCCGGACCCATCAGACGACGCATCGGCGGTAACGCAGAACTGCATCAGCACGCCGGTGTTCTGGCGCGTGACCGGGTTCACCGCAAACACGTTCGCGATGGTGAAGATATCGCCAGCCTTCAGGCGGTTTGCCGCCGCCGCCGTCCAGCCGTCCGTCACCAGGCTCGTCGTGTTCGCCCATCCCGACGTGAGCCCTTGCGCTGCGCCGTTGACAAGCGGCGTGCCACCGAGCGGCCCGGTCGTGTGCCGGTTCACGTTCTGCGACATGCCGATCTTCAGCCCGACGGTATTGGTACCGTCGACGAACACCGCATCCTTGAACTGCGAGGAAATCAGGCGCGGGTCGTTGAAGAAGCCCGTCATCGCGCCGACGAGCGAAGCGTTCGACGTCTCGTCGATCGCAAGGTACCGCTCACCGTCGCGCGGCGTCGAGAACCGATCGAGCGCCTTCCCGCAATCGAACAGAAACGAGGCGTTGTTCGGCGACGTTCCCGCAGTGCCGACCAGCGCACCAACCGAGTTCTTCGCCTGCGTCAGCCCATCGTAGTCGATCTGCGCCGCCAACTGAATCATCTTCGGCCGGATCACACGCGCCACGAAGTCCTGGACCTTGAGCGTCATGTCAGCGGTCGTAAACGACGTGTCGATGTGCTTCTGCGCGTTGATGACCAGCGGGATCGACGTCTCGGTGTAGTCCTGCGCCGAGAAGCTGGCGCCGGACGTCACCGTGAACCGCGCCGGCCGACGGATGTTCAGCGTGTCGCCGATCTTGCCGCCTTCGTTGGCGAACTTGTCGTCGTACTTGCGGGAGACGTGCTTGGAGAACACAAGCGCGTTCTCCAGTTCACGCAGCGTAGCCGACGTGAACGTGTTGGGATTCTGAAATGCGTTTGCCATGACTGAAAACTCCTGCTATGAAAGGTTCTTCTCGGCCCACCGGAAATATGCCTCCGGGTCCTCCGGTGGCTCACTCGCCGCGCCACCCTTGGCGCCAGCGGGTTTGCCCGGAGCGGGCGCATTGGACACTCTCACGGAAGTAGAGCGCAGTTCGTGTTCGATCTTGCCGATCATCTTGGCCTGCTGCAACGGGTCCATCATCGCGATATTCCGCGCGCGTTCCGGGTCTTTGCCAAGCGCGTAGAGGATAGCGGCCGGGTTGTCTGCGGTAGCAATCGCGCGCTCGAGGATCGGCGACGACGGAATGTCGGCAATAGCTTCCATCGCATCGTCGAAGTCCTTCGCCTGCGAGCGGAACTTGGCCGTCGAATCAGCAATCGCCTGCAAGACACTGTTGCGCTCGCGCAGTTCATGCTCCGCGCGTTGCTGCTCGGCGACCTGACGCTGCATCGCTTCCAGTCTGCCGACCATCTCCTTCGTCGCGCGGTATGATGCCCGCGCTTCGATATAGGATTCGTAATCGTCGAACTGGTCGCGCTTCGGTGCGCCGTCGCCGTCGCCGTCCTGCGGCTGCTGCTGCTGCCGCAACGCGCGACGCAACTCATCTAGCTCCCGCTCTACCCGTTCCCGCGCTGCCCTCTCGGCATACTTGTCCCGCGTGAGTTCGTCGAAGCGTTGCTGCACCCTGCTTGCAGCGCGCCGCGAACGCTCCTGACGTTCACGCAGGATTCGCTCGTTCTTCTGCTCGTCCGTTTCCGTGTTTTCCGTCGTGTCCGCAGCGACGTTCTGCTCCGCGTCCTGTTCCTGCTGGACGGGAGCTTCGGACTGTTCATCATGCGCGTATTCAGCCGCGCCGTTCTGTTCCTGCTCGATTTCAGACATGGTCATCACCACGAATATGTACCCGACGTGCCGCGTCGGTGCGGGTTATTGCTCATCGCCCGCTTCCAGCCGGGCGTAGAACTCACGATCCGCGCGCTCGCGTTCGTCGCGCTCACGCATGTACTTTTGTCGCAACGCACGCAACACCGCGCCGCCCGATGGCGAACCGCTCGCTTCCACCACGTCCCCGTTCGCGTCGATCGGCATTACCTGATTCCAGACACGAATATCTCGCACCCACGAGATACCGCTAGCGCCGCTGCCGTCGGGGTTGGACTGAATGCCAATCTTGTTCGACGACCAGTTACTGACCTTCGCCTCACTCGCCGTATTGGCGAACATCACGCCATCGATGTACCCTTTGATGGCGACCATGTCGGCAGGGAACGTATATGCCTGCTTCGGCGGCGGGCCGAGCGTGATTGCAGGGCCGCCATTCGTCACGCTCCAAACCGTAGGCCACGAACCGATAACACCAAAGTTGCCCATATAGCCACCGATGCCTGCGTAAGCATTCCCGGTGTAGTTACCAACGCTGATCGGCGCATCCAGCGATTGATACACCCCCGAATACCACACAAGTGATTTCTGACACGCCACTGTGAACGTGTTTTGCGGCACCTTCCCGTCGTTGTCGAACGTCAGCGCGTCCGCATTGCGCGTTACCGCTGCGCTCGTCGTCGGAATGTGCGTGCCCATCGGCTGACTGCCGCCGTAATACGCCGTCACTACATCCCCGCCCCACGCATAGACCTCATCCCCGCTCGTCACGATCCGCACGCCGAAGTCTTCGTTGGCCAGCGTCTGCGCGATCGGGAACCGCGTCCAGTCTGCGCCGACCGCCACCGTCGTCCAGCCGGCGCCGCCGTCGAGCGTCAACTGAATGTTCCCGCTGCCTGTCTTGCGCTTCAGCCAGAGAGCGCCGTTCTTCTGCGCCGACGCGACGACGCCCAAGTCCTGAATCACCGTCGCGTTCGCCGCCGTCGCGGTCAGCGTGTCCGCCGTCGTTGTGCCGTCCGGCGCGGCCGTGCTGTTCGCCGTCACGGTAACGTTCGTCTTGACCCACGCGGCGTTGCTGAAGTCCTCGGAGTAGAGCAGGCGATTGGTGTACTGTCCCTCCGCGAGATAGCCCAACAGGACGGAATCGGCGATCGGCGCGCCGGTCCCCTCGCTCACGACATTCGACGCAACGCTGTTCCCGTTCGCGGTGTCGAAATACTTGACGCCGTCCGCACCTGCGCCGTGGTACGGAGCGGAGAGGACGCCACGGGAGACGTACTCCGGCGGCGCTACGTTCGCCGCGCCGGTTACGACGTTGAGCGACGGATGCCAGATTTCGAGCGCGCCAGAGTATCCAAGAATGAAGTATGGCTGGTGACCACCCACCGTTGTTGCCGCACCACTGTTACACCAGCGCCGCCACGTCGTATCCACGGTTATCGTCGTAATTGGCCCGCCGGACCCCTGCGAAAATACATTCACCGACAGCGTGCCGCTCGCCACGCGCAGCCACGCGGACGCAGTAACAACCTCCCCGGCGCGGTAGGTACCAGCTCCATAGACAAACGCGCTGTCCTGAATAACCCCGTTCGCCGTGCCTGTCGTAACGCGGAATGCCGTGCTCCCGCCGAGAGGGTCGGTAACTCCAGTGTCAACAGTAACCGTACCGCCGTAGCCGGTCCAATTAGCTGTCGTCAGGTCTTCCGTAGATCGCAGCAGATTCTCCACCCGCCGCGCACCCCAGAATCGCGCCTCGCCGCTCTTGCAGTAGCGCAGCACGCCCTCGTGGTCCACGACTGTCGCGGCACTCGCGCGCGTGAACGTCGGCGTCGCCGAGCCCACCGCGTAGGCCGGGACGATGCTCGTTCGCAGGGGTAGGTCGAACGTTTTCACTTCAGGCACTCCCTCAACGCCGCACCGAACTCCGCGTATCCAACCCGCTCGCGGCCGGTGCGGATCATGCAGTTATCCGCGCCGACCTTCTCCGAGCGCACGTCCGCGCCGGCGTCCTTGATCCACACAACATGCACGACCCGCGTCGGCTGCGATCCCGCGCAACCCGCGAGCAGCAACGCGAGCACGATCACTCGCATGGCAGGCTCACCATCGGCAGCAACAGCGGGTGCGACTCCTGCGGCGCGAACGCATGTCGCAACTCGTGGCCGAGCACGCTGTCGTCCGTTACGTCCGGCCGCAGGTACATCCGCGCAACGTCGCCGCGCAGGTCCACGCAGGCCAGTGTCGGAAAGCCCGCCAGCGCCATGACGAGCAGGCGCGGGTCGCCCTCCTTGAGCGACTCGCGGATGCAGTCCGCCGGCGCGAAGCCCTCGTAGATTTCGAGGCGCACGTACTGCGCGCGCGGCTCGCACACCGGGAATGACCCGACGAACGCCGAGGCGCCGGACGCCACCAAGCACAGCAACATGGCCCACGCTCTACGCATCATCACTCCGCAGAAAGCAGGATCGCCGCAATCCGACGATTCCGCATGATCCTCGCCGCCTCCGCCTCATCCGCCGCGCGCCTCGCCTCATCATCGACGACGACTTGCGCCGCAACCCTCCGGTACATGATCAGCAATGCTTGCGCGCTTCGCAGTGCCGACCTCTCCGCCTCTAGCTCCGCGAACGCAGCACGCAACGCTCGCTGCGCACGCTTCGCCGACCACTCATTGCCATTCGACTCCACGGCGACACGCTCGACCACACGCTCAACTGACGGCGGGAGACTCTCCGCCAGAGCCGCGTAATATCGCGCTTCTTCACGCTCCCGCTCATCTCGTTCCGCCTCCCTCTTGCGCCGCAACGCCCGCAGGACCGCACCACCTGTTCCAGTCGCGGGAACCGCCCCGCCGCCCTCCCAATACCAACCGAGGAACGCGAGGAACACGCTACGTAGGGTCGATGCCCGTCAACGGATCGCGCGACGCCTGTGTCACCGCCGCCGTCCATGCCGGCGTCGCATCGTCCTCCTCGTACACCGTCAACGTCCCCGCCGCCAACTCCGTCTTGTTGCGCACCGCGCGCAACGCATCGCGCACCGTGCGCCCACCGTCCGCACCACCAGCGAGCGAACGCCCAAGCACCTTGTCCGCCACGCTCGCGTCCGCCGCCGCCGTCAACTCCCCCGGAAGCGCCGCCACAACCTGCCGCACAAGGTCCGTCGGGTCCGCGCTCGTCGCCGTGATATGCAACGCCAAATCCCCCAATGTGTCCGTATGCGCCGCCGTCAACGCCACGCTGTACCACCCGCTGCCTCTCTCCGTTACCGACGGCGCAATCCCCGCGAACGCCCCACCATCCTTGCTCGCCGTAATCGTGAGCGTCGCACCAGTCAACCCGCTTACGTGGTCGGCAGACTGCGTCACGAACACGAGCACGTTTCGCGCGGTCGATTGCTTCAGCAGCATCAGACAGCCCCGGCATTGACCACCCGCCCGCGCGAGTACGTGTTACCGCCGCCGCCACCCGTCACAACCTCGTCACCAATCAGCGACCACTCCCACAACGAGTCGCAATCCGACCAAATCTGTGCGTAGACCTCGACACTATCGCCCGTGTACATCTCCGCACCCATCATCGGGAAATGCAGCACGCCATGCCCCGTGACGCTATTGCCGTCGCTGTCAAACGGAACTGTCGCCGTGTCGTCCATCCCAAGCCACGGAGTCTCGAACAGCGGGAGTCCGTTGAACAAGACATACATCCGCCCGAGGACGTGCGCCGGCGTCTCGACGCTCACCACAAACCCCTTCAGCGTCCAATCGCTCCCCGGCGTGTACGTGAGCAGCGTCTGATTCGCCGTCGTCGTCGTCGTGACGGCCGCCGCATCCTGCGTAAGTGCTCCCGTCGTCGATAGCGCCGTAACGTGCCACCGCATCGGGATCGCGACTCCCGGCGTCACGCGGAACAGTAGCGCCGTCCCCGCCGGCACCGTCACGCCATCGCCGAAGTTAACCTGTTGCGACGTGTTGATGCTCGGCCCCTGCGTCTCATCTCCACCAGGCGCAAGCGGCACCATCGAGCCCAACACCCGCGCTTGCCAATGCAGCGTACCGCCGTAGAGCACATCCACCGTGCCCATGTCGAGCGTTACCCCCGGCCCCTGCGCTGCTATCGACGTCGTGTTGTGCGCCGACAGGTTGAGCCCCGCACACGTCACTTTCTTCCCGGCCGGGACGACGTAGCGCCCCACCAGCGCGCCGAAGCTCGGGAACGCCACCTGCTGATCCAGCGGCGGATTGACCTCACCGCGATACGCAGCGTTCGCGGTCAGCGTGTAGCGGTCAATCAGTCGCGCCATGCGTCAGCCCTGCCCGATGAAGATTCCCGCCCACCGCATCGACGTTGTCGCCGCAGGCGTTACCTGCCACGCGCAAGTCTCCGCACCGGAGAATGTGATTCCATCGCCGAACGGAAGCACGATCACCCCCGCAAGCGACGCAAGGTCGGTGTTCTGCACCCGCGCTTCCCATCGGTTCGTCCCGCCCACGTCCCAGAACACAACGCCCATGTTCGACTCGGTCGCCGAATACGTCGTGAGATAGCCCGCAATGGCCCCACTCTTGAAACTCGTCGAACCCGACGGCGTCGCCGAGCACACACTCTGCTCGGCCGTCGTCGCGGTCGTCGTCAACTGGCCAGAAATGAAGGTCGCCATGCGTCGATTTCCCTCGCGGCATCCCGCGTTATGTTCGTGTCGTCATCCGCAACGCAAATCACCACCGGATGCGCCTCGATCCCCGGCTGGCACGGTACGCCACCCACCATCGGCGCAAACGGCACTGGCCCGAGCACCCGCAACGCGCGATCCACCGCCGCTTGGAACGCCTCCGCCGGCACGTTCACCAACCGCACCCGCACCGGCCGACCACGCATCGCCGCGAGCGCCGCACGCACGTCCGCGCGCACGCCATCAGACAAGTGCTCCGAAAGGTCGATACGCATCATTGCATCGTCGCCGGCACGCTCACCGCCCCGACCGGATTGCCCATCGCGTCCGTCTGTAGCGTCGTCGTGCGCGGCGCCATCACCGCAGCGGCCAACTGCTGCCCCATCGCCATCACCTGCTCAGTGAGCCCCGCAATCGCCGCCATCTGCTGCTCAACCGTCATCGCCGGCGCCACCTCCGGCGCCACATCCGGCGCAACAACCGGCGCCGGGGCCGGAGCGGCACGCTGCGCCTCCAGCACGAGCTTCGTTGCGTTGTCCATCGCCGCCTTCAACAGCGCCGCCTCGTCCTCCATCCGCTGTTCCTGCAGTTTCGCCGCGTGCCCATCCTTGAGCTTCGCGTTCTCGGCCATCAACTGCTGCCCCTGCGCTTGCATCTGCTGAAGCGCCTGCTGCATCTGCTGTACCTGCGCCATGATCTCCGGCGGAATCTGCGGCTGCTTGTTCTGCTTCGCCGCGTCGGCCTGCTGAATCTGCGGCGGCAACATCAGCTTGAGCCGCTCAGCCAGCACATCCGCATCAGCGAAGTCGAGCGACTTCACGATCAGATCCGGCGCAACCGCGCCCACGCCCGGCACCGCCTGCAATAGCTTCATCATCGAATCAGCCTGCTCCTGCCTACGCGTCGCGTAGCTCGGAGCCGCCTCGGAGATAACCGCGAACTCGCCATCAAGCATGCTGTTCTCGACCGCCATCCCGCCGGCAACCGGCCGATTGATCGCGACAAGATCGCGCGTATCGTCATCGCCGATCGTCGCCAGCATGCGCGGCGTGTCGTAGTAGACCGGGATCAGCTCATT